CATCCTTGCACCAAGTGGGTTCGTGAGTCTGCCAAAAATTACGAGTGGTTATTAATACATGCATATGCATTATGTGATGAATATACTCGCAGATATGGCAAGGTACATAAAACACAAGCAGTTATAGATTGGTGTGACGATAACCGTCTAGAGTTGCCAGACATCGGTTTGACAAAACAACCAACTTGTATGCCAGATTATTGCAAGACAGAAAGTGTTGTCGAGTCGTATCGTAAATATTATATCAATGAGAAAGCAAAGTTTGCCAAATGGAAAGATAACAATGTTCCAGAGTGGTATTCTTTGGGAGTTTTGGCTTGATTATTTTTAAAACACTCTCATATAAGAATTTTCTCTCAACGGGGAACTATAAAAACACAGTAAACCTTACCAAGAATAATACTACACTTGTAAGTGGTGATAACGGTGCAGGTAAATCTACAATGCTTGATGCTATTACCTTTGCATTGTTTGGTAAGTCATTTCGTGGTATTACAAAACCTTTGCTTATAAATTCTATTAATGAAATGGAATGTGAAGTGGAAATTGAATTCTCATCAGGTAAGGATGACTATAAAATTATTAGAGGAATCAAGCCGAATAAATTTGAAATCTTTAAGAATGATAAATTGTTAGACCAGGATGCCAAGTCAAGAGATTACCAAAAGGTATTAGAAGAACAAATACTTAAAATGACATATAAAAGTTTTTGTCAAGTGGTTATTCTTGGGTCAAGTAATTATGTGCCGTTTATGAAACTATCTGCAAAAGACCGGCGATTGGTTGTAGAAAATCTTTTAGACATTGATGTATTCTCTGTAATGAATACTCTTGTCCGTGCAAGATTGCAAATGACAAAGGATTACATTAAAGAGATAGACCACAAGATTGAACTCACGAAAGAAAAAGTAGATGCCAAGAACAGACTAATCAATACACTTGAAAAGAAGTCATCGGATAACATTTATAAGTTTAAAGAAGATGTAGAAGAATCTCAAAAGCACATCAAAGAATGGCAGGATGAAGTAGACAAATATCAATCTAATGTAGATAAACTATTAGAGGATGTAAAAGATAAAGTCACGATTACAAAGAAACTGTTAAAGGCAGAATCTATAGAAAATAAATTAAACACCAAATTAAAAACATTAAACAATTCAATACGGTTCTATGAAGAAAATGATTCTTGTCCTTCGTGCAAACAAGACATTACTGATTCTCATAAGAACGAAGTGTTTGAAGAAAAGAATAAAAAGAAAAAAGAAATTGAAGAATCTCTTACTGCTCTTGAAGCAAGTATCAGAGAGATTGAAGAGCAGTTGAATTTGATGAATGTTATAGTAGAGGATGTACAAAAGATTGAACGAAGGATAACAGAAAAACAAAATCAAATTAGTGCATCTTCTCAATACATTGGTAAATTGCAAACAAACATAGAATCTGCAATGGGAGAAGGAACAGAAGTGCAGGATGCCAAGAATGAATTGAACAGTTTGGTGGGCGAAGGAACAGCACATGTTGACAGCAGAAAAGAGAAAATAGAAGACAAGTATTATTTGGAAATTGCATCAATGATGTTAAAGGATAGTGGCATAAAGTCTAAAATCATTAAACACTATTTGCCTATTATGAATAAACTCATCAACAAATATCTTGGAGATATGGACTTTTTCTGCCAGTTTAGTTTGGACGAAAACTTTACAGAAACAATCAAAAGCAGAAACCGTGACGAGTTTACATATTATAGTTTTAGTGAGGGAGAACGGCTAAGAATAGATTTGTCATTACTATTGGCATGGAGAGAAGTGGCACGATTAAAGAACAGTGTGAATTGTAATTTACTCATTCTTGATGAAGTATTTGATTCCAGTTTGGATTCGGTAGGAACAGAGGAGTTTCTGAAACTGTTAAAGACATTTGGCAATCGTGCCAATGTGTTTGTAATTAGCCATAAATCAGACACCATGACGGATAAGTTCGATGAGCATATAGTGTTTGAAAAGAAGAACAATTTTAGTCGGATTAAATAACTTGACATTCGGTCAGTATATTGTATAATATAACTATGACAAAAATGAACAATTCATCATACAAAGACTACCTTACATACGGTCTTGAATCTCTGTCCAAAAAGTTTAATATAAAGGCATATAAACTGGCATCTCAAGAAGAATGGATGGGATTTGAAAGAGGTCGAGATTTAAGAATCCAGATTAGATGGGACAACGAATGTATTTGGGAATGGATTACAGAAAAGTCATTCTGGATTCAACTGAATAGCAACAAGGAAGACAGAATATGGATGAGAAATCATGCCGATATTAAAATCAATGCATGTAAAAATGCAGTGATTAAAAAGAAAACAACAAAACAGAAAATGCCAAAACAGAATAAACCTGTTGCAACAAAAAAAATCGGCAGTACCCAAGATTGTTTTGAAAAGATGAAAACACAATGATTTTATTGGACAACAACCAGATAATTATTGCTAGTATGTTTCAATCGTTTAAACAGAACCAAGAAATGGATGAAGATTTTATTAGGCATTTGGTTCTTAACACTTATCGAATGTATAGAAATAAGTTCTCTAAAACATACGGAGAATTGGTTATATGCAATGATTCACCGCATTGTTGGCGTAAAGATATATTTCCACCATACAAGCAAAACAGAAAGAAGAATCAAAAAAAATCACCACATGACTGGAATGAAATCCATAATGCAATGAACAATATTCGGGAAGAAGTCAAAGAAGTATTCCCATATAAAAACATAGCAGTAGATAAAACAGAGGCGGATGATATCATTGCCATTATCTGTAAACATTATCATACAACAGAAAAGATTGTAATTATTTCAAGTGATAAGGACTTCCAACAATTACAATTCATGCCTAATATAAAGCAATATAGTCCTCTTAAAAAGACATTCTTAGAATGTGAGAACCCAAAGAATTTTCTATTAGAACATGTAATCAGAGGAGATTCATCAGATGGTGTGCCTAACATTCTTTCGGATGATGATACGTTCATCAATGATGACAAGAGGCAAAACAGAATAACAAAAAAAGTAATAGCAGGACTACACGAAGAATTACAAAATGGTGTTATTCACGAAAGAGCAAATTGGGAAAGAAATAAAACTCTAATAGACCTCTCTTATATTCCTGTTGAATATGAAGATGAGATATTAGAACAGTATAATATAGAAGAAACTAAAGGAAGAGAAAATCTTTTGAATTATTTTATCGACAAGAAGTTAAAAAATCTTATGGAATACATTGGGGATTTCTAATGCCAAATAAGAACAAAAATAAACAAAGAAACAACGAGAATCATCATGATGATGTTCGTGATATTAAATCTGGCAGTAATAGAAAAAAACATAAGAGAAAATCAAAAAGACATTTTGACAAAGACGCTTTGCGTGGTATAATGGATGGCACAGTCGATGTGGATTCGTATCAGGATTATGTCGAAGAAGAACACTAAACCAATGGAGAATTATATAATATGACAACAGCAACAGCAACAAAACTTTCACAGGAAACACTAGAGGTATTGAAAAACTTTGCCTCTATTAATTCCAACATTTTAGTAGAACCGGGAAATGTAATCAAAACAATTTCACCAGTCAAGAATGTATTAGCAGAGGCAGAAGTATCAGAAACTTTTGATACACAATTCGGCATTTGGGACTTGAATAAGTTTCTTTCTACGGTTAGTTTATTCACCAATCCAGAGTTTCAATTCAACAACAAGTATGTTATTATCAGTGGTGGAAATGGCTCATCGGTAAAGTATTTTTACAGTGAACCGAATCTATTGACAACAGCAAACAAGAAATTAAATATGCCAGAATCAGTGATTGATTTTGAATTAACAGAATCTGATTATACCGAATTACTTCGTGCAGGTTCTGTACTTCAACTACCCGACCTGACGGTACGGTCTACCGATGAGGGTGCAGAAATGTTTGTACATGACCGAAAAGATGTTACTTCTAATAGTTATTCTATTGACATTAAAGATTTAAGTGGACAAGAATCCGACTTTGAATTTCACTTTAAAGTAGAAAATCTTAAAATGATGTCAGGCAATTACCAAGTTTCAATTACAGATAAAGTTGTGAGTAGATTTGTAAATACAAACAAAACCCTTACATATTGGGTTGCACTCGAATCAGATTCAACATATAATGGACAATAAATCAATGAAAAGAAAAACAATTTTAGTATGCGGTGGTGGTGGTTTCATTGGAAGTCATCTAGTTAAAAGACTTAAAAATGAAGGACATTGGGTTCGTGTTTGTGATTTAAAATACACAGAGTATGATGAATCTCCTGCTGATGATTTTGTCATCGGTGATTTGCGTAGTCAAAAAGTCTGCGATGACTTATTTGAAATTTATCCAGATGGGGTAAAAAGAAACAAACTATCAGAAAAATCATTAGGGCATGGTAAGTTCGACCAGACAGATACTGGTGAACTCATCTACGATGAAATTTATCAACTCGCTGCCGATATGGGTGGTGCAGGTTTTGTTTTCACTGGAGAGAATGATGCAGACATTATGCACAACTCTGCACTAATTAACCTAAACATTGTAGAACGAGCAGTAAAACATAAAACAAGAAAACTGTTTTATTCTTCATCTGCTTGCATGTATCCAGAACACAATCAACTAGACCCTGACAATCCAAAATGTACAGAAGATTCTGCATATCCTGCCAATCCTGACAGTGAATATGGTTGGGAAAAACTGTTCAGTGAACGAGTGTTCCTTGCATTTGCACGAAACAAGGGGTTGAATGTTCGTGTTGCACGATTCCACAATATCTTTGGTATTGAAGGAACTTGGGACGGTGGACGAGAAAAAGCACCCGCTGCAATGTGCCGTAAGGCTGCAATGGCAGAAGACGGTACTGATATTGAAGTATGGGGTGATGGTAAACAAACTCGTTCGTTCCTTTACATCGATGAATGCGTAGAAGCAGTTTTACGATTGATGGAATCTGATTTCTGTGAACCAGTAAATATCGGTTCAGAAGAAATGATTGCCATTAATGATTTTGCACAAATGGCGATTGATATCTCTGGTAAAACTCTTACCATTAAAAATATCGAAGGACCAGAAGGTGTAAGAGGACGAAATTCTGATAATGCACTATTCCAAGAAAAGATGGGATGGTCGCCATCTCAATCTCTTTTAGAAGGAATGGAAAAAACCTACAAATGGATTGCAGAGCAAGTAGAAAAAAGAAATAATAAACATGTTGATTATGTTTACGATGACGGAGTAATTTCACACACAACTATACAGTAAATTGTTGTGTATATATTTAAAACGGATAAGCAAATATCGCACGGTGCGAATGAACTATATCCAAACTTAATAAAGGAGGCTAATATGCCTAATATTAATCAGTTTGAAGTGTCGGACCTTCCAGAAAACCGAAAAATTGTCACCACTGACGGTGTAACACACATTGAGGCAAGAAAAATTAAGTTCAGCGAGATTATTGAACCGTTGGACGAATTATCTCGTTCACAAAATACAGCCAGAGTGGGAGATATAGATGCAAAACATATCGCCGACCTGCGGTATTCTTTTAAAGATGGAGTAGATATTTTCTGTCCGCTGCCATCTGTTGAAATTTTAGAAACCCCCATCGAACACAATGGAGTAATTAAAAAATACAGATTGCTTGACGGTCATCATCGTGTTGCCGCTTTATGGGAAGATGTAGACGAATATGTTTTTGATGTTTATGAAATTGATACAAACAATGAATATAAATCCAGAATTACTTTTCAGTTAAAATCAAATAAACATAATCCGTCCAAAAAATCATCAGACAAAAGTATCATTGTAAACGCTTCTTTACTTTTGCAACGAGGTGATTTTAACGATGAGAATGGCAACTTTGAAGAATCTTTAATTGACGAATGGTTATGCGAAGTACACAATCTTCAACAAGGAGTCACTCAAAGAAAATCATCATTGATTACAAAAGTAATGGAACGAAATGGTGTACATCAAATTTTTAAAGATTATCCAGACAAAGAATCAAAGAGATGGATACTGGCAAATCTACCACAATGTAAACTGCACGAACATGGTGGACATTGGTGGATTTTCAAAACAGGAACAGTTGAACGGTCACTGATGACACTTCTTAACAAGGATACAGACGATGTACAGTATATTATCTTAAATCCTGTTACAACTGGCGGAGATGTTCTAAAATCAAGGAAAAATCTTAATAATTCTATTGAAAATCTTTGGATTTCTCTTTGTGATAAAATGGGAGTATTAGATTATGACCACGACCACCTTTTTAAAATTGTCTATGCACTACCGCAAATAACAGAAGCAGAAGAAATGGACAGACCAATTTCAATGGAAAGGAAGAACTAACAAGTGTCTGATACAATGACTAAAGATTTTTTATGGGTAGAAAAATACAGACCACAAACAATTGAGGATTGTGTTTTACCTGCCAATATAAAGAAAACATTCCACAGTATAGTGGAATCTGGGGAATCCCAAAACCTGCTTCTCTCAGGAGGGGCAGGTTGCGGGAAAACCACAATCGCAAAAGCACTTTGCAACGAACTCGATACAGATTATATTATGATAAACTGTTCGGAAGATGGAAACATCGACACACTCCGAACAAAGATTCGTAATTTTGCCAGTACAGTTTCTTTATCGGGCGGAAAGAAAGTTGTCATTCTTGACGAATTTGATTATAGCAATGCCCAATCAACACAACCTGCCTTGCGTGGGTTCATCGAGGAATTTTCAAACAACTGTAGGTTTATTCTAACATGTAATTATAAGAATAGAATAATCCAGCCTCTTCATTCTAGATGTACTTGTATCGAATTTAAGATACCAACTAAAGAAAAACCAAAGTTGGCATCTCAACTTCTTGAACGAATCAAAATGATTTTAGATAACGAAGGAGTTGGATACGAGGAAAAAGTTCTTGCCGAACTTGTTATGAACTATTTTCCCGACTTCCGAAGAATTATTAATGAATTGCAAAGATATTCGGTTGCAGGAACGATAGATGTTGGTATACTATCACAAATAGGTGATATAAAAATCACAGATTTGATAGATGCAATGAAGACCAAAGATTTTAGTAAGGTTAGAAAATGGGTAGTGGATAATATTGACAATGACCATACACAATTGTTTAGAAAAATCTACGAAGGAACGAATAGTACACTGACAAAGCAATCTATACCACAGTCGGTATTAGTTCTAGCAGAGTATCAGTATAAGGCGGCATTTGTAGCCGACCATGAAATTAATTTAACCGCATGTCTAACAGAATTGATGATGCATTGTGAATTTAAATAGGAAAATATAATGACAAAGATAGAAAAAGACCCAGTTCAGGCAATCGGAAAAATTGTAATACTAAAGGAAATGGAAGCACAGACAAAAACGGCTTCAGGTATTATAGTAGAAGGAATGAGAAACAAAGAACCATTTGCAATAGGCACAGTAATTAGTGTAGGAAATGGTATACAATTATCAGATGGTGAAATGCAAGTTCCACCAATGTCAAAAGGCGATACAGTGTTTTATGATAAAAATAAAACAGTATCAATGAATGGATTATCATATACTAATGCCGATTTTATTGTTGCCATTATCAATGACGAATCTCAAATTCCTAAAGGATACTATCAGGTATAATGAAACTTGGAGATTATCTCAATTCAATAAACCACACAAAGGAAAATCTTTTAGACACCGATGATGAATCGGCAGAAAAAGAATACACCCCCTATATCGTAAACAGATGTTTGTCGTATTTCCCGGATACTATTTTTCATGTGAACGAGATGAATAGGTTCGCAAATATTGACAAGAAACTTCAATATGACTATTTAATTAATACTATTCGTAAGAGAAAACGATATAGCAAATGGATGAAAACTGAAAAGATAAAAGAGTTGGAAATTATCAAGAAGCATTTTAACTATTCATATCAAAAGGCTAAAGATGTTCTTCCATTTTTAAGCAAGGAAGATTTGAAGGAAATCGAATCCTTATATAAAGGCACAGAATGACCACGAAGGTATTAATAACAGGCGGTGCAGGATTTATTGGACAGAATTTATCAATCTATATGAGAGATAGTGATTTGGATTTTGTAGTAGTAGATAGGTCACGAAAGAATGTCAACAGTTTAATAGAACAGTTTGGTAATGACGAAGATATTTTTTGTATGGATACATCAGATGCTCTCGAATGGATTGAAGATGGCAGGTTTGATGTTGTTATCCATCTATCGGCAGTTCCAAGAGTGCCATATTCAATAGAACACCCAGTAGAAACTACCAAAGAGAATATAGTAAAAACAGTAGAACTTTTAGATGCATGTGTAAAAGGAAAAGTAAAACGATTTGTATTTGCATCATCGTCATCAGTGTACGGAAACTCGGAGATTTTGCCAGTTACAGAGGATTTACCATTAAATCCAATATCACCGTACGCCCTACAAAAGAAAACTGCCGAAGATTTTTGTAGTTTATATTCGACTCTTTATGACTTGGATACGGTTTGCCTTAGATTCTTTACGGTATATGGTCCACTTCAAACAGGCGATAATCCATATGCAACAGTTATATGTGCATGGTTAGATGCAGTAAAGAATAAAACAGAATTGAAATTATTTGGAGATGGAAGTCAATCAAGAGATTTTTGTTATATTGATAATATAGTGGATGCCATAATTAAATCGACATACTATGAAGGAGAATTTATGGGAGAATCATTCAATGTTTCTTGTGGTGAAACCACATCGTGTGTTGATATTTTAGATTGGTTTATTAATAGATACCATTTGGATAAATCTTGCTATGCCAAATATCCATTTAGACCAGGGGATGTTCGATGCACATATGGTTCAATTGACAAGATAAAAGAAGTATTAAATTATTCGCCGAAAATTGATATATGGAAAGGATTAGAAATGACCGCAAAGTGGTATGAATCTCAAAAATGACCTAACCTCTATTTTTGATATATAAATACATATAATAATTATTAAAAGTATAGGATTTACATATCATGCAAGAATATAGAGAAATAGGCATCGAAGATTTGGTTGAAGTGACACTTAATAACGATGATGATTTTCTGAAAATTCGAGAAACACTTACTCGAATAGGGATATCATCAAGAAAAGAAAATAAACTTTACCAAACCTGCCACATCCTCCATAAAAGAGGAAAGTATTACATCGTCCATTTTAAGGAACTGTTTGCACTTGATGGGCTTAAAACAGACATATCCGAAAATGATATTGGAAGAAGAAATGCCATTGTAGGATTATTAGACGAGTGGGAACTATTGGAAATTGTAGATTGTGATTCGTGTGAAGAACCAATTACACCAATGAATCAAATTAAGATTCTACCGTTCAAGGAAAAGGAAAATTGGGAATTGTGTCCTAAATACCATATAGGTAATTCAAAGTAAAACCAAGGAAAATATATTATGAAAAAACCAAAACTACTAATTAAAGCACCAACACGAAGTCGTCCAGAGAAATTCAAAGAAGTAATTTCAAAGTACATTGACTTCTTATCTGGTAATCATTATGTTCGTATTCTAGTCACTGCTGATTTGGATGACGAAACTATGAATACAGATGAAATGCGACAATGGATGGAAGATGTAAACGCCAAAGGCAAAGAGGCAGGTTACTATGAATTGGAATGTAAGTACGGGGATTCTAAATCTAAAATAGAAGCAGTAAATAAAGATATGGACGGAGAAGAATTTGATATTCTTTTACTTTTCTCCGATGATATGATTCCACAGATAAAAGATTATGATGACATTATAGTACAGAACATGCAAAAACATTTTCCAGAATGTGACGGCGCATTAAACTTCAATGATGGACTTAGACCAGACTGGCCAAGAATCATGACACTTGCAGTATTGAGTTATCCTGTCTATAAAAAGATGGGTCACATTTATCATCCAGAATATAAATCAGTATATGCAGACGATGAGCAAACAACAGTTTGTAGATTATTGAAAAAATTGGTCAATTTAAATCTTTGCATTATCAGGCATGAGTGGCTTCCCGGTGGACACCCAGAAGCAGATGAAATGCACACCGAACAGGAAAGTCCAGAAGTGTACCAATACGATAAAAAAATATTTGAGAGTCACATCAAAAATAATTTTAATCTTGATGTCTTGACAGTTTAACCTAAAAGGTTTTTTATTATGAATAATAGGTT